TGGTAGAGTCAGTGTGCGATCAGTGTTGCTATTGGGTGCGGCAATGGTGAAAGTGCCAGTTCCCGATGCGTTGCCTTGGATTGCTACCTTAGACATTTGGTTTCTCCGGCCAGACGACATCATCTAGGCTAGTGTATGTTTCTGTAATATCACGCAGTGCTTGGCGGTAGGCTGTCTGCTCCGCTGTCATTGTCAGGTCAGACGATGCCCACCAGTCTGTGTTTGCGAGACGTTGGTTGCGTTCGGCTCTGAGTAAGCGCATAGGTTCTGCGGCTACCAGTTCGTCGTACTTGGCTTTGACTTCAGCCCAAGTGACACCAAAGTCAGCGGGGTCAGACGATTCAATAGCTGAACCATTGTCGTCTGCTCCGACTACTTTACTGAACATTGCGTTGAACTCAGCTTCAGAAGTCGGCTCACCACGCAACGCCCATTCTGTGATGCCTAGTGAGTGGAGTGCGTCTGCTATATTCATCCGGCGATCTCCATGAGTGTGATTGTTGCTGACGCTTCATTTGCATGAAGTATCATTCCCTGACTTTGAACCCTTATGTAAATGGTATATGTCAGTGCTGATGTAGATGCAGGAGTATCCATATACAACAATCCCATTTGCATAATCTCACGGCCCTGACTTATTGGGTTCATTGTGGACAAGCTATTGTTTGAGTTTTTCCCAGAACCGATATTCGTGCCGTTGCGGTAGACAGTGGTGTCAATTCTTATTCCTGCATTATCATCTAAAGGCATACTTGCTTGTATCAATATTTTGTTTGATGTTGAACTAGGTGTAATCGTTGCAGTTAAAGGAGTAGTAGTATAGGACGTACTTGATATGCTAGTGTTTGCCCCTTCATACACCCCGCTTTGCACTTGTAAAATAGTACCAGTAGGCAACGCCGCACCTGTAATTGCACCACTCGCCAAATCAGCCGCAGTAACAACCCCATCCTGTATAAGCGATACGCCAGTTGTTCCGTTTAGTTCTAGTGCCATCTTACACCACCACCCATCTTGATCCTGTTGGTACTGTGACTGTGTAGCCTGTATCAATCGTGATCGGCCCAGCACTTACCATGTTGTTACCTGAAGTTATTGTGTAGTTTTCTGCTACCGTGATCTGGTTTTCCCAACCTACAACGGCTGTGTTACCGCCTGCAGTACCCGGCTCAAACGATGTAGTGCTTGAGTTGTACACAATGGTTTGACCATCAGCAATGCCAGAAGTTGATACGTCTGTTAGATCATTTAGAGCCGCTACAGTGGACGCATCAGCAAACGACAGCGTACCTGCACCGTTAGTTGTCAGTACCTGACCGTTAGTACCATCGGCTGAAGGAAGTGAGTAATCATTAACAGTGAACCCATCTGTAGTAACTGTGCCTGTTATATCAACGCCTGTGGAGGTTGTGGCGAGTTTTGCTCCATTGTCGTAATAAAGCGTAACAGCCCCATCATCAACAAAAGTTGCCATTGTTTCCGCACCATCAGCACCACCAAGTAGATCAATCTGACTACCTACTATTTTTAGGTTACCAATACCCGAATCCGTAATATAACTGTTTGACCCATCATGATAAATTTTAAGAGCAAGTGATGGCCCAAACTGAGCTTTATCGTTAGTAGCAAAAGTAATATTATTATTGCTAGTAAGTAACGAACCTCCAAGGCGAGGGCTAGTATCGTCAATAACCTGTGTTAAGTATCCTGCTGTACTGTGGTCACCCCATCCATATGCTGTATCCCAATTAGATACGTTACCGCCTGTATAAGTGTCAGCATTAACAGTACCAGTAACATCTACACCAGTTGAAGTTGTTTCTAATTTAACACTGGTATTACCAAACAGTTTTGCATAACCAAGATGACCTTGAAAATACGCACTTGTTCCTCCCTTGATTTGAAACACATCAGAAGCAGAAGATGTCGCAAGAGTAGAAATATTAGTCGATGAAGAATGAGATAAAACTAAATCATTACCTGTTCCAATTTTAATACTATCATCATCCGCAACAAGAATGTCACTACCGTTAGTATCAAGATTACCACCTAGTTGTGGTGTAATGTCACCTAGTAAATCAGGGGAGACACCTTGAAATGAAGTGCCATTATAAATGTAGGTTTGATTATCAGTAGTATTGAAGTACCAATCGCCCGCAGTAAGAGCATCGCCGTTGTCGTCTGTTGTCGGCTCTGTAGCTTCTGCTCCTAAGTAGAACGACTCAATACTATCCCGTATAGCCTCTACTTCGGTTTGAGCCGCTTCTGCGGCAGTCTGAGCAGTCTCAGCGTCTGTTTTTGCTGTCTCTGCGTCAGTAGCTGAAGTTGCCGCATTACTTGCTGAAGTAGCGGCTGAAGATGCTGAAGAGGCGGCGGCTGTTGCAGATGCGGCGGCGTTAGTTGCTTGCTGAGTTACTTCAGTAACTGTAGCGTCAGTTGTTGAATCACCTGCACCGCCAATACCACGAAAGATAGCCATTACACTCTCCAGTTAGAAATAAGGAAGGGGCCACGAATGTGACCCCTAGGTTGCTTTAGGCGTTGAAGACCAATGCCAAAGCTGACTCAGGACGGAGTACCTTGACACCGTAGAGAGTGTCTGCAGTGAACAAGTCACCAAGGTATTCTTGCTTGTACTGAGTTTGTGAGCGAACACCTAGTTGCTCTGCAAATACCATAGCGTCTTTGTGACCTAAGATACCTGCTTTCAACTCGCCACCACCAGTAGCGGCGTTTTCAGCGGCTGTTTCAGTAACAGGGCAGTTAGTAGAAACATAGATTTGGATACCGTACAGTGATCCAATGTTTCCATTTGCTACAGGCTGACCTGATACGAAATCAGATGAGTTGTAACGGTCGATACCACGAATAGTCTGAACGACTGAAGGAGGTACAACAAGGAAACGATTGTCCATAGGAACATCGTTGTCGTCTAACTGCTTGACAGCGGCACGGAAGCCTGCGTCTGAGAAGACATCAGCAGGAACTACAGTGTCTACTGCATAGGCTGTGAGGCCTGTAGAAGCATCCATGTAGAATGAGTTGCTGTGAATCCAGTCAGAACCAGAACCATTGTCGTCACCAAGGTATTTGCCAAGGGCAAACAAGTCAGTGTCAACCTGCTTAGCAAGCGCATAACCTGCATCTGAAGTGTAGAACTGACGGAGTGAAGACAGAGCTTGCACGTCAGTGATGTCTTCGATCAAACGAGAATACTCGTAGTGTTGATCGATAGTGACTTGCACTTCTGATTCAGTTGCCGCAATCAGTGTTACCTGAGTTGAAGCCGCTTTAGCAGATGCATCGCCACGAGTAGGCTTAGGGATGTGTAATGTGTCACCCTTCTTGCCTGTCATTGGCATACGGTTTACAAGATTGGCAAGTACGAGTGACTTCTCGTATGCCGCGATGATTTCGTCAGACCAAATTTCGGGGATGAAAGTTGCCGCCGTAGTATTGGTGACGTGGTTAGTACCCAGTGCCATGTTAATTTCTCCTTAACACTATTTGACACGACCTTCTGCGTATGCCGCCATAATCTCATCTGAGAGTTGCGTGTAACGCTTTGGATCAGTTTGCATAAGTTTAATAATATCAGCACGTCGATAGATTTTTCGACTTGGTGCCTCTGATGATCCCCTAGTGCTACCAGTAGATGCCGCTTTAAGTTGACGTTTACGATCTTGCTCTTGCACTTTAGCAGTTTCTTGAACCATTCCTTGACGCTCTTTCCAGAGCACCAGAAGCTCATTTGCGGCTTCATAGTCAAACTGTTTATCAGCACGTTCGTACAAGTCTCTACGAACTGAAGTGGTATCTTTCCATTCTTGAAACTTAGGATCAGAAACAATCTCAACAAAGTCGGGATGATCTGTCTGTAATTTAGCAAGAATATTTTGCTGTTTCATAACTAATGAGGCTTCAGTCGCTTGGCGAACTGAAGGATGATTTTCAATAGCTAATGCCATTGCTCTACTTGGATCTTCAAAGAAGTCAATTTCTTCGACAGTTTCTTGTTGTGGGCTTGCGGCCTGTTGACTTTGAGACCTTATGAAGTCATCTACAATCTTGCGTAATTCACCTACTTCGGAACTTTGACGACCTAATAGCTTTTCAGCTTCTTGGTGCATCTGGACAATATCTTTAATATCTTTGCCCTGATACTTTTCAGGTATGTGGTCATCTTCTTCCTGTTCAAGGGTTAGCTCTTCGTTTAAAGCTTCCTCTTCAGGAGTGTCTTCTAGCGTAGTAAACTCTTCGCCGTTTTCTAGCTCTTCGGGTTCTTTGTCAATTAATTGTGCCATATTGTTAAACTCCGTGCCGTAGCATTATGGAAGTGATTATTTGCTAGCGGCTCTCTCATGATCTCTAGCCCACTTATCATCAGCATCGGGCCATCCGATTCCTTTGAAATGTGAAGATACACTTGAGATTATCCGCTGTGCTGTGTCACCACATTCAGGGCAAGTTGTGAATAGATCACTAGAATCTACCCATTGCTCTTCAATGTGGTCACAAGTTATGCATTTGAAATCATATCGTCTAAGCATCCTCAGACTCCATGTCAATTGCATTTTTTATTCCTGTCTCAAAACGAGTGATGTTCAGAAGTGAACTACGTTGTCCTTTGACAAAGAATAATTCTTGTTCGTTTTTGATCTCTTCAATACTATAAGCATTTAAGAGTTCTTGGGCTTCACCTACAAATTGTTTCCAACCGGGATGAAGAAACAAACCAAGATAGTTTTCATAATATTTTTCATCTTCAGGTGCCAATGGCATTCTCCTGTGTTATATGTATACTACTATTATA